AACAGAAGCATTGAATGTCCTATGGGACGATGACACCAAGGCAATCTTTGCTGCAATTATTTCTTTCTGGTTTGGTTCAAGGGCTATTGACAAGTCACGCTCAAAGTGATATAATACCCCCCTAATAAAAACCAACAGAAGGAATATAAATTTGTCAGAATTTGTAGACTACGGAGACGCCGTCTTTTTTATTCGTGAAGGACAAGATACTTCATGGATACATAAGATGCAAGATACTTACGACCAAATGAATCTAACAGGTCGTTTATATTACGTGCCTGTAGATGGTTGCGATGATAAATATCTTCACCCCCATAGGTTTATTGTAGAGAACTACGACCAATCCCTGACCAATCACATGGCATGGGAAGGTGTTGTTGACTCTGATGAACAGATGACATTCATGATAAATGCTTTACGTGAATTTCAAAGAACAGGAAAACAATTGTTGCTCGAGGAAAAGGTGAAAGACTTTTCTACTCAAGTATATGATTACTCAATAAAAAGATATAACGGATAAAATATGAAAATAAAAATTAATAAATCTATGGATGATCTACTCGCCACATATGCAGTAGGAATGTTGAAAGATTTTTATTTAACGGAAAAAGAAGATTCGCCGCAACAAGCATACGCCAGAGCAGCAACTGCATGGAGTACATATAAAGACGAACTAGACCCAGAGTTGGCACAACGACTATACAACTATGTGAGTCAGAAGTGGTTTATGTTTGCCTCACCTGTATTGTCGAATGCACCTAATGGTTCTAAGAAAGGAAAGGGAATGCCGATCTCTTGTTTCCTTACCTACGTACCTGACACACTAGAGGGTCTGATTGACCACTCGTCAGAACTACGTTGGTTATCTGTATATGGTGGTGGTGTCGGTGGACACTGGAGTGATGTACGTACAGTAAGTGACATTGCGCCTGGCCCAATGCCGTTCCTACACACCGTAGATGCGGACATGATTGCATATCGTCAAGGTAAGACTCGTAAAGGTTCTTATGCGGCATATATGGACGTGAGTCATCCTGACATTATCGAATTTCTAAACATGCGTATCCCGACAGGTGATGTGCAACGTAAAGCATTGAACCTCCACAATGCACTTAATATTAGTGACGAGTTTATGGAGGCAGTTAAACATGGAATTTCTTTTGATCTTCGTGATCCAAAGGACAACGGTGTTAAAGACACAGTCGATGCCCGTAAACTATGGGAACGTATCCTTGAGACACGATTCCGTACAGGTGAACCTTACCTGAACTTTATTGATACTGCGAATGCAGATCTACCACAACCACTGAAAGATAAAGGATTGAAGATTCATGGATCTAACCTATGTAACGAGATACACCTTCCCACAGATGCAGAACGTACTGCCGTATGTTGTCTGTCTTCTTTAAATCTGGAGTATTATGATGAGTGGAAAGACACCACAATTGTACAAGATCTTGTTCGTATGCTTGATAATGTTCTTGAGTACTTCATTGACAATGCGCCTGATACAATTGAAAGAGCAAAGTATTCAGCCGCAAGGGAGAGAAGTATTGGTCTTGGTGCGATGGGTTTCCACAGTCTACTACAGAAACACGGTGTAGCATGGGAGTCTGAGACCGCACGAGAGATCAACAAAGTTGTATTCGAAACAATTAACTCTCGAGCGCATGAAGAGACCGAACTTCTTGCGACCGAACGTGGAGAGTATCCAGACGGAGAAGGATCGGGTAAGAGAAACTCTCACTTGATGGCAATCGCACCAAATGCATCATCTGGTGTTATCCTATCAACGAGTCCATCTATTGAACCGTTGAAGGCGAACGCATATACACACCGTACACGGGCAGGTTCGTTCCTAGTGAAGAACAAGTACTTGACAAAGTTACTTGACGATAAAGGTGAGAACAACGAATCCAATTGGACATCGATTATCACCAACAAAGGTTCGGTACAACACTTACCGTTCCTGACCGAAGGTGAGAAGGCGATCTTTAGAACTGCTCAAGAACTCGACCAGATGTGGGTGGTACAACATGCAGCTGAACGTCAACCGTTTATCTGTCAAGGTCAGAGTGTAAACCTATTCTTCCCTGCTGGTGCAGAGAAGTCTTATGTGAGTCGAGTACACTATAGTGCGTGGGACAAAGGTCTCAAGGGTCTGTATTATCTACGTACCGAGGCGAAACAACGTGCAGAGAATGTATCGGACAAGATTGAACGTGTAGCACTTGCAGAAGACACACGCACTATTGTTTACGGTAAAAAGAATTGTCCCTATTGCCAAATGGCAAAAGATGAGTTAAAATTACGTGGTGTCGCATATGATTATATTGATCTCGCAGACATTGGTAAGACAGCGGCAGAAGTAACTGGTCGTAAGGTCAAGACTGTACCACAGATCTACATCGAAGGACAATATGTTGGTGGGTGGGACGAACTACAGGCATTCATGAACAAAACTGCACTAGACATGAACGAAGAAGGTGATGAGTGCAGAGCATGCGAAGGTTAGTAGTATTTGGTGACAGTTGGGGAATGGGGTATCTCAAGAACTCTGATAATAGTAGAAATGATGTCTATCGGAACTTCCCCAGATTGCTCGCCGAAGATCTAGGGGTAGAACTTCTAAATTATTCTCAAACTGGTCATTCGATGACATGTATGGTGAACGACTTCATCTTATATGTAAATCAAGAACACCGAGAGGGAGACTTGGTGTTGATGCTTTGGACAGAGTGGGATAGGACGACTGTTCGAACTAAACCCCATAATGAGTTTCCTGTGATAACGGATTCTCGAATGGACGATATACACCCAAGAGGGTATAAAAATAGGTATATTGGAGTGCCTCAAGGTTTTGATCTCATAAACCAGACGGTAATTAACCATGCAAAGTTTTCTGGAAAGTCTGATCCTGATAAGGAATGGTGTGTAGACACTACCAATACTTTAGAAGACCCATTATATCAGAGACTATTAGGTAAAATGTCTTATCGCACATTCAAGGATATATGTCATGAAAAGAACATACCTTACCTACAAACGTTTAGTTGTTGTGAAGGACACAAGGCAGATGAAGTGCGATGGTACGTATCTGGGGATGGATCTGAGTTAACAACGCAAATGACTAGATGTCCGCAGGAAACGATTGAAGTAACTAGGGATTATCCTATAATCGATAAGGACGATCCGACTATCATTGAGTCGGGAAAATATAGTAATACTTTGATAGACATAGTCATCGATAACTGGTTAGGTGACAGATACAAGAAGGCGTACTTTAAAGAAAAGCGTGGGATCATACGGGCGCATAGTTTTGAAAACAAAAGATGGAAAGAACATTTGAATAGTCACTGTATGCACCCGACTCCAGAAGGTCACAAATTAATTGCCAAGACATTGGCGCCGTACATCAAGAGAAAATTAGAGGAATAAATGGCATTACTAGAATTTAGCAAAACTTATAAACCCTTCAAGTTTCCTTGGGCAGTAGAACTGACTAAGAAACACGAAGAGATTCACTGGGTAGAAGACGAGGCAGAATTGTCCGAAGATATCCAAGACTGGAGAACCAAACTATCTCATGAAGAGAAAGAGTTTGTTACTCAAGTACTACGATTGTTTACACAGTCAGATGTACAGGTAGGGGAGAACTATCACGAACTGTTGATTCCGAAGTTTAAGAACAACGAGATCCGTAACATGTTATCATCGTTCGCAAACCGTGAAGGTGTACACCAACGTGCCTATGCACTGTTGAACGACACTCTGGGTTTACCTGACGAAGAACACCATGCGTTCCTTGAGTACAAGGAGATGGCTGACAAGATCGACTTCATGAAAGAGGGTGACATTCATTCTCATACTGGACTTGCACTTGTACTGGCACAATCTGTATTCAACGAAGGTATGTCATTGTTCGCATCATTCGTAATGCTGTTGAACTTCCAACGTTTCGGTAAGATGAAAGGTATGGGTACAATCGTTGAGTGGTCGATTCGTGACGAAACCATGCATGTACAAGGCAACGCTAAGTTGTTCCGTGAGTTTTGTGAAGAACACCCCCGAATTGTAAATGATGAACTGAAGTCAAAGATCTACGAGATGGCGAAGAACGCTGTTAAGTTAGAAGATCGATTCATCAAACTTGCATATAAGTCTGGAGACATCGAAGGACTTTCGCAAGAAGAAGTAAGACAGTACATTCGTCACATCGCTGACAGACGTTTATTACAACTTGGTATGAAACCTAAGTTTGGTGTTAAGGACAATCCACTACCGTGGTTGGACTGGGTACTGAACGGTGCTTCACACGACAACTTCTTTGAGAAACGAGTAACCGAATATTCTGTGAATGGAATGGAAGGCGAATGGGGTTGGGATGATATGTTTGAAACCGAGGTCGCTTAATGTGGGAATTGGTTTGTGGGGTATGTGACTGCATAACCACGGTATCAGAAGAAACGGAGTCTGAAGAGACTCCGCAATTCTGTCCCATGTGTGGTACTCCCATTGAAGCGGAGTTAGTTGACTGATATATACCAGTATGACTTGGTATTATGAAGACAAAGAATTTACACCAGACGAATCCTTTTTAGAAGACTATCAAGGATTCGTTTATCTATTGACCGAAGAAACTACTGGTATGAAGTATATCGGTAAGAAGTTCTTCTGGAAACCCAAAGTTCTGCCTGTTACAAAAGCAAGAAAGAGACGTAAACGAACAAGAGTCCAATCTGACTGGATGAAGTATTACGGATCATCGGCAGAAGTCAAACTACTAATCGAACGAGGAGAAGCATCCTTTAGTCGTAAGATACTTAAATTGTGTCGTACCAAAGGTGAGTGTTCCTACTTCGAAACCAAGTATCAATTCGATCACGATGTTCTATTGCGTGATGACTACTACAATGCCTTTATCGGATGTAAGATTCACGGCAAACACCTACCCGCTGACCTAAAGAAAGAACCCACCCGAAAACCAGAACCTTGGCATAATAGATCTTAAAATAATTTAAAAAAACGCTTGACTTTCTTTGCCCAGTACCGTATAATACTTGTATTGATTATGAGAACTGAGAGAGAAAAAGTTATGTATGTTTACTTCCTGAAATCCCTGAAAGATAATTCACTTATCGATGATAAGAAATTCGCCAAGATCTCTGATGCTATTTACCATCGTGACGAGATCGATATGATTGCTGACGCTTGGATTGATTCCACGTGGGTCGAAACTAAATAACTGAGAGAGATATATTATGCAAGATTTAAAACGTGTTATCGAATCCTACATGCTTGAAGCGGTTGCTGATCCAGAAAACCGTTTCCCTAATAACGACATCAACTGGAACTTCGTTGACGCTGATACTTACATGCGCCTCAATCCAGTACGTGATACTGTTGATATGTACTATAAACTGTTTAATGAGATAGCGGAAGAGATTGAACTTTCCGCTTGACATTTCCTGCCCAATGTACTATAATGTTTACTTAATTGATGAGAGATTCCTATGACTGTTAATGATATTATGAATGACGTTCGTGACCTCCTTGAGAAACAAAACGATTCCTATGCTTTCCGTGAGGGATATTACGACTCCATGCTTCGTTCTATGGCGATGAAGTACCCTGAAGTGTTAGAAGAATTAATATCTACTAGAGATTATTTGGAGAGTACAACGTGAAAGATGTGATATGGTATGTTGTGATTGAATCTGAGACTAAAGAACAAGAGATGTGGAAACAATCATTCTCTACCGAAGAAGACGCTCGAGAGTGGGCAGATAAACAAGAGTTTTATAAATATTACCTATACTCATACAAGGTGTAAAAAATGGTTAGAATTGCAATAGGTTTCTTTATTTTGTTCGGGGCAGTTGGATTCGAAGATATGATGATTGAAGCGAATCAACCGCAACCACTAACTCCTTTCTTATTGAAAGTCTGTATAGGATTTTCATTAATGGGATGGGGACTTTTAAGTATAAATAAACGAGGTATTGATAATGTTTGAGATATCACCACAATTAGTCGCAAACTTGGCGCATCAGTTTATCCACATGCCACAACATCCAGATTGGTCTGGGTTACAGGCATCTCTACAGACTCAAGGATTTGACTCTGCTCAAGTATTCGAAGTAATGCAAGCAATCCGAGAAGGGAACTATTAATGGCAAAAAAGAAAGTGTCAAGAGAACAACATCTTTCACGTCTTCAACGATGGGAGATTATCGATATCCATGACGGATATGTTTTGACATGTACAGAGATTGATGACACCGAGGGATTCGTAAAACATTCCTACGAGGGAACCAATCCCAAAGGCGATGATGTATTTAATGTGGAGTTGGAACACTTCACATATCAGGCGAACCATGCCTTTGTAATTGATGAATTTAGACGATTGGTATACAGTGATTTAAAATGAATATATTCCACCTAGATAATGATCCAGTGAAAGCAGCACAGATGATGTGTGACAAACATGTCGTAAAAATGATCGTAGAGTACGCCCAATTGATGTCTACCGCACATCGTGTGTTGGATGGTACTGAGTACTATGACAAGACCAAGAACGGTCGTAAGATCAAACGATGGAAACTAGAACCTACTGCACAAGAACAACTCTTGTACAAAGCGTCCCACGTAAACCATCCGTCCAACATATGGACACGTAAGTCTAACGGCAACTACCGTTGGTTGTACAAGCACTTCCAAGAATTGTGTAAAGAGTACACCAGACGTTACGGTAAGATTCACCTGACCCAAGAGAAATTGAGTGGTCAGTTGTGGTTCTCTCCCAAGAACATCGACCAAGTAGAACCCCTCACAGAGTTCGCACAGGCGATGCCAGATTCGTGTAAGAAGGACGATCCTGTTCAAGCATACCGTCAGTACTACGTTCAAGAAAAGGCGTACATGGCGAAGTGGACGAACCGTGAAGTCCCCAGTTGGTTCAAGTGATAGGTAGATTCGTCATCTTGTTCTGGTTGGCAATCAGTGTCGATAATCATGATGACTACTATGGCATCAAGACTAGTCAACGTAGATTCGAAGAATGTAAAAAAGTTGTAATTATTTCATAAAAACGCTTGACATTCTCTGCCCAGTAACGTATAATACTTGTATTGATTATGAGAACTGAGAGAGAAAATATGATTACTAATTTTATTGCGTTGCGTTCGAATCCTGAGTTAGTCAAGTTCCGCAACTATGTCCTATCCTTTTATGCGTATGATTCAAAACTTTATCCTATCGAAGACCTTACTGTTGCTAAAGTCGAGAAAGCGATCATGCAATACATTAAACTAGTTATCAGTCCCAAGACTCACTTCGAGTGGGCTGCAGATTCGATTGACCGTGAACGTGTTAGAGACATTCTTTTGAAAGATTACCATATGATGAAATTAATAAGTGAGGTGTCAAAATGAGTTTTGCAACTAATCCCCAAAATGCCGTGACATATGTTTCTGATCCGTCACACAGTTACCTGAAAGTTCCAGTCCGTTTGGCTGAGAACCTAAACTTCACCGACAAGATCTCGGAGTACTCGTTCTTCAACGAAGAGTATATCTGGTTAGAAGAAGATGTTGATATGGCGTTGTTCTTCAATGCGTTAGACGAACGTTCGCTTCCTGAACCAATGATCTTTTCAGAGACTCTTGAAGAACGGGCATCGTTCCGATTGTATCCAAGATTCTCTGCAAAAAACTTGTAATTAATTGAAGAAAACGCTTGACAAAACATGCCCAGCATGAGATAATAGTTACCTAATTGATTGAGAGAGAGAAGAAAATTATGGCTTATGTATCACAAGAGAAGAAAAAAGCATTAACCCCTGCGATCAAAGCAGTCCTTAAAAAGTACAATGCTAAAGCGTCTATCGCTGTTCGTCACCATTCAACCCTTGTTGTTAATATCAAGTCTAGTGATCTAGATATCGTGAGTGCTAGTAACGAAGCGAGACTCGACCAGATCGAACGTGAGTTATATCACAACCCTAATTACTATGTTCAGTTAGACGATTACGTCAATGTCAATGAGTATTGGATTGAAGATACTTACAAGAAACATCCTGAGATTGTTTCGTTCCTGACTGAACTAAAATCTGCGATGGAAGGTGATGACTTCTTCAACGAAGATGATATGATGACTGATTACTTCCACCGTTCGCATTACATTGACATCAACGTTGGTTCTTACGACAAACCTTATGTTTGTAACGTTGAGACCAAAGATCTTTCTGACCGAGTTGCTGAAGTCAAGGCGATCCGTGATGACCTAAAACAGGCGGCATAATTATGATGAAATTTGAAAACACTGCCCGAGTGGGAGATAGAATAAAATCCTTTGACTTTGAACCGATGGAAGGACGTGAAGATCGGTTCGTGGTCGGAGAGGTTGTGAAGAAGCATGAGTTCGGAACGGTTCACGAAGAAACTTTGATTCCATACTCTTGTTACATCGTGAAGTGTGAGGAGTCTTCGCACGATCAATATGAATTAGGACA